AATCTTTCATGCGATCCATCTATAAAGTAGTTACAGTATTATTTAGTAGTCTTATAAGTTGACTTGGCTGACAGCTAGGGTTGCTGATGGAGTGGATGGTGCGAATGATGTCGCTGTTGGCGCAGACATAGTGATGTTCAAGCTGTCTACAGCCCACATCAATTCAAAAGTATCGTCAATTAACATGGACACCTGATAATTCCAAGAAGGAGCCAACACAACTGAGTTACTGGATAGCGATAGCTTTCTAGCCGACAAGGGTACGTCTACGCCGTTCTTTCTAATCCAGATCCACACGTTAGCTGCAGACGAGTTACTGGATGTTAACTGCAGAGAGAACTTAAAGTTATACAAACCAGCGTTTAATGCCTTAACTGTACCACCACCGTTAATAGTTGTGAAACCAGAAGTGATAATGTTTGTATTGAAAGTAACAGTCTTGGGTGTGTTAATCGCTGTGTGAATCTGAGCTTGGTCACTGGCGAAACTAGCGAAATATAAACGAGGGAAGATTGTAGGGCGAACTAGAATCCAACCAGCAGTAGCATCAACGTGTAGAACAGCAGCCACGGAAATAATAACATTCGGTGCAGTGGGTCTGACCTTGGTTAACTTACCAGCCATAGTTGGGTGAGCCCAAAGCATATCACCCTGAACCCAAACTTCACCAACGTCAGAACCCGTAGTGTTTAGATTTCTAACTTTACCAAATACTGTGGCACGTCCATAGCCTTCGCTTGGAATATCATTAGTTAGAATACCCATCATGTACAGTGGGATAGCGTCAGAGTTTGCCGTGAACGGTGTTGCGGCAGGTTTAGGGTTTGTGCTTCCATCTACAACACCAGCAAATTGAACTAGAGTACCGTTCGGTAGAAGTGAACCAGTATCGTTATGCACTTGAATGTAGTGTTCATAACCAGTCTGTAGTGTACTTCCGTCTAAGTGCTTGATATCAAGACAGTCTTCAACAATGTTCCATGCGATCTGTCCTGGAACTAACTCATTTAGTGGTCCATCTTGGTTGAACTTAACTGTACGGATTGAACCAATGTTCTCTGTGAATTGTACGCCTTTGCTGGCAGCGTCATATTCAAGAAGCCAATTATCATTTGAACCAGTCATGGTTAAACGATTGACGTCATCTAGGTATCTAAAGTTTACTTCACCAGAACCTGGACCAGTGTTGTTAATCTTACCAACCCACTGCTCTAGGAATTTGAACTTGTCTGATAGCAGTTTCAATTCTCTACTATAGTCAACTTCGTTCTTAACAGGCTCTTTGAATTGCGGAGACTTTAGGTACTTGTCTACTGACTTAACATCAACGTCTGAGATTTGAGCATCTGCAGGAATTTCTCCGATTGGAGTTGACAGTGGTGCAACCTCAGTGATAACTTCTTCCACTATCGGTTTAGCTTCTAACAATGCAGGTTTCTTTGCTGCAGCTAATTCTGATAACAGAGAAGAAAAGTCAGCTTTGATCGACTCTTGAACTTGAGCTTCAATCTTCTTTGTTTGCTGAACTTTAGGATCTTCTGCTTTTAAAGATGATAGTTGTGAGAACAATCCACCAAGATCACTCTTGATGTTTTCCTTTATCTCTTTAGTTTTTACAGCTACAGGATCAGTCTTCTTTCCCTCTGCCATAAGTTTTAGAAAATCATTTAATTCGCTCATTACTTCATCGCTTTACGTAAGTCATTGTATAAGTCGTCTTTGTGCTCTGGTTTCATCTGGCTGGATAGATGAGAGTGAAACTCTTTCTTTTTACCAGCAGAGGCTAGTTCTCTTAGCTTAGTACCAGAGATGCCTGCAACACCCTTAGCGTTATCATCACGCTCCCCAGAAGAGTGGAAGTCGATACTCTTAAAGTTGTAGTAACCGTGAGCACCCTTCACGCCATTATATTTCTTAAGCAACTCGTGCATTGGCTTACGGTCTGAACCACCAACAAAGTGTAGATGAGTTACACCTTTAGAATGCAGATCAGATGCGTGTTGTAGAACTGTTGGTTTGTCTTTAGAAGCAACCTCAATGTTAGTTCCAGGGAATGCATTACGTGCATGTTTTAATTTAGTCTCTGGATCAAGAGGGTTCTTACCGTCTTTGGTATTGTGAGAGTGAGACAAGATTAAAGTGTGTCCACCCTTAACTGACTTGGCAGTATCTTTGATTTGCTTGACAACTTCTTCGTGTCCAGCAGTTGGAGGATTCATACGTCCATAAGCCAATACGTGATGTACGTCTTTAGTCTCAGCAGCGTTTGATGGAGTTCTAGCCTTCAACAAGTTCTGACGAGCAAACTCAGCACGGTTCACTAGCTTGGTTGGCTCAGTAACACCTTTGTGAGTATGGTTGTAAACGAATCCTTCAGGCTTAGATGCTTCGCCACCGATAGCGTGTTCGTAAGAACCTTCGTTTGATTCTAGAGTCTTAACCAATTCATTCTTTGCATTGGCTAGATGTCCATGCATCTTTAGAGCGTTTTCGTAGTGGTCTTGGTTCTTCTTGATGTGATCAAGATGTCCCTTTAGTTCATCCATCTTGGCAGTTTGAGACTTCTCAGTCTTTAGCTTACCGATAATCTTTTCATACTTACCAGCAATGTGGTCTTTCAAACCATCTGCGCTTGGTGTGCTACCATCACGAACAGTTTGGTTAATGTAAGTACCTAGATGTCCAGCTTCACCACCATGCATGGAGATTGCTTTGTACATCTTGTCGCCATGTCTCTCATGAATGGCTTTTGCTTTGGATAGTTCTGATAGAACTTTATCTTGCGATGACTTAGAATAGTTGGCACCACTTGAGTCATAGCTAGCAGTGTGATGGAAAACATCTGGATGATGACCAAAGTCACCTTCATTAACATCACCACTAGCGTGCATGTTGCTAAGAGTGGTTCCAGTATATTTTGTGTGAGTAACTACACCAACCTTAGCTTTCTTAATTGATTCTGCCTTGTCGCCTTTGGCAGTATAAGTGATAGTATTTGGAGTAAAAGAAACCTTACCGTCTTTGTGCTTCTTAAGATCAGGTTTGGTGAACATCATGTCACCTTGATACACACCTTCTTTAGGAGCAACCTTTGGTAGATGTTCAAGACCAGCCTTTAGTTTTTCAACAAGACCTGGAGCATGTCCATGATTCTTCTCAACGTCTTCAGGAGTATAGTTTAACTTCGGATTCTTGTTAAATGCAGACTTAGATGCAACAAAGAACTTACCATTCTCTGGGTGATGTCCATAAACAATAGATGGTGATCCATCATACTTCATTGTTAGTTTGTTGGACTGAGCACCAGCCTTTGTGTGGTAGTGTGCGCCATGTAAAGCATCATATGCATGATTGAAACCTTCTGCTCCATGGAACAGTGGTCTGTCTTCAGCGTGGGTGATGTGCTTTAACTTAGCGCCTTCTGCTGCAACGTCTTCAGTTAAAAAGTCTAAGAAGTTTAACATATTATTTTAATCCGAAAGCGCCGACGATACCTTTGTGTGGACCAGATGAACTCTTGGCAGTCAGAGTAGCAACACGAACTGGCTTACCAGTTTCAGAGTGAGTACCTCTAATAACCGCAGAGATACCTTGGTGTACTACGTGTAGATTATTTACCTTACCCATATGTTCATCAGCGATACCATGTGATGATTTAACAACAGCTTCAGAAGTGCCATTGTTGTTGACCTTGCTGTGTGCAACAGTATGTGGGATATGAGTTGGAGCTGAAACGTGGTCACGGATAACTTGACGAAGTTCTTCATCTGACTTCTTACCCAAACCTTCAGCAACGTGTTTAGCAACTGCAGTTTTGGCTACAAGTGATGATGCTTCTGCAGAGGCAGCACGAGATTTAGCTTGTTGAATGAACTCTTGGCGTTGCTTATCAGACTTCATACCATCATGGGCTTGTAAGAACTTACCCAAGTGTTCGTGCATGATAGCATTCTTTTTACTAAGAGATTTACCTTGAGCAAGAAGTCCTTCGTACTTGGCGTGTTCACCACGAGCCTTGTCCATGTCCATCTTGTCAATCTTGTATTGAATGTTACGTTGGTCAGCAGAACCATTGTAACCTAACTTCTCCATATGCTTATGGTGATTGTCAGTTAGTCCCTTTAAGCTACCTTGTTGAAGACCAGCAGTCTTCTCCATTGACTCAAGACCTGGATTGCGATAGTTAGGTTCCTGTGAACCGTACTTGGCAGAGATACCATGGTAACCAACTTTCTTACCAGTCTTATCGTGAAGAGTAAGAATCAAGTCAGCGTTAGAGTTTACGTCTTTAACACCAGTAGTCTTTTCATGGTCACCTGGTTTTCCTGGCTTGTCAGCGTTTGATGTCCAGTGCACGTCACCAATGTGAACGCCATTACCAGTATGTCCTTTGCTCTGCAGTTCTTTGTGAACAGCGTCAGCAGTTTTCTTAGCGTGGGAGTCGATCTCGTTATAAGCTGCATCGCCGATCTTCTTTTTC